AGAGATGATGTAATTTTTCATCTTAAAAGAAAATAAAAGAACAAATGCCTGTTAATGGTCATAGGCAGAAAATACCATACAGATATATCTTATCTGATGAGAGTGAACACAAAACCCACCCCGAAGGGTAGGTAAGTGCTTAGCAACAGTCCTCGAGTGTAGACTGCATAGCTAAGCCGCTTAGACAGCTAGCATAAGTACGCCAGTGTCCTTGTGGATACCGAAGAACGCTTCAGTAAACAACGGGTAGCACGTACGAAGAGCTTCAACGCCTCCGCCTTCTACAGCTCTGAAGTCTGTGTCTCCGCATAGCTTAAGCATACGTTCGCTAAGCTTTGAGCTAACGGTAACCGAAGCCTCGTTGTCTGCCCAGTTGAACCAGATGCTGCAACGTCCGTTCTCTGACATACGAATAGTACCTCCGTTGTCAACAGAGTTAAGACCGAGAGTAGAGGTGAAGTCTCCTTTAGTCTCACGAAGCTTAGTGATATAGTCAAACACGGAGATTGTGTGTTTGAAGTACTCCTTTGAGGATAGCTTTACAACCTTACGGCTAGAAGAATCCATAGTAGAGAAGATTGCGTTGAACGCACGAGTTTGTGTAGCTGAGTTAGCCATTGGTATTGTAGATTAAAATGATTTAAATTGGCAAAAATGCCCGAATAGTACAGGGGGGATAGAACCCGTCTGCCCAAACTATTGCCGGGGTCTCTTAAGGTAGTACCGGCTGTCTCTTCTACATAAGGTTTTTTAATTTTAAAAAGTAGGGGGATACAAAAAACCCCCACGGATTAGGTGGGGGCTATAAAACAAATCGGTAGTTGTGTTTAATAAATTGGAGGACTTGATTTATTAATTAAATGATAAACTATTTGATTACCTCCTCCGCTTAAAGGAATCATTATTGTAAATGACTTGTGTGGTTCAGGGCTAGAGCTAACTCCTGGAAGCTCGTCCCACTTAGTACTGTTGGCATCTATGAACCCTATGTTAGGACTTGCACAGATAGTTCCATGGCTATTCCAAAAATCTTTATATATAGTGTCTAATCCTATATGATAACTAGCTCCCCAACCTGCAGTATAGTTAGACAAATCATTTACTGTAAGAGTGTCCCTAAAGCTATCTGTAAAGCTAGTAGTATCCTGGCCAAAGTGTGTAAGAAAACTATTTAGTACAGATACATCTGTAAAATATTGAGAGCTTACTACCTGATAGCTCTGTACGCTATCTATTCTATGCACTGTGTAGTTAGTTCCCCAGAGATAAGCTAGGCTATTCTCGTACTCCATCTCTACCGAATTAGGTACAATTAAAATTGTTGCTAGTATTATAAAGATTATTGTTTTCATCTTGTCTATATGCTAAAAAAGAAAGTACCAAAGAAAAAAGGGGGTAGAAGACATTTTTGATTAGCTACGATTGTTTATCGTAACAGAAGAAGGCGCAAAGCTACGACATTATTTTTAGAAAGTCAAGCTCCACAACTTAAACATTCATCATCATCTCTACTACATATAGTAATGTCTTTTAGCTTCTCCTCTGCTATTGCTAGCCTGTCTATGTCTATAAAGGTAGGCTCATCAAAGTCCGACACTTCATCTATAATTAAAGTCCGCCATAGCTCTAAGTCTAAAGTCTTGATTTCGTTAAGGATCTCTTGCCATCTTGCATCTGCAGCTTCCTTAGTTTTTAAATCTTTCTTACTGCTTGTACCTAGGTTAGCCCATATACCTGCGTTCTCTGTTAGTAATTCGTTTACTCTGTCTGTGTATCTTAATGCCATGGTTATAAAAATTTTAAAAAAAAATAGGACTAGTTTCCCAGTCCTAATAATATATAATGTAGACCTTTTATCGCTTTTTGTAAAGCCTTTTAATAATGTCTCCTAAAAAATGCTCATCTAAAAGCTCATGAATCTTTTCCCGCATGTCTATACTAGTAGCGCCGTGCAGTCCCTCGTCCTCAAGATCTTTTGTCCACTCAATAAGTTCTGCAACAACAAGTACAAAGTGTGGCCCATGTACACTACATAAGTACTCAAACTCTTCTTCCGGTAAAGGAAAAACAATTAAACCTCTAGTCTCCTCTTCTGCAGGATGGCTCCTCTCTGTCATATTCAAATATACAAATTATACAAGGGGGTTAGTAATATAATTAAGCAGGAAAAAACTAGCACTGGTTTTTTATTTTATATTCTAGGAACTTGCTGTATAGTTTAGTTGTGACTCTGTAGCAGCGTTTACAGGACTTGCATTGCATCTTCTGACTTTCAGTTCCTGCTCTAGTAACATCAGTACCGTTGCGTATGATAGTTTTACTACCACAGTTTGGGCAACTCCATTTTGGTCCTCCATTAGTTACACCTACATGTGTCTTAAGGGGAACACTGCCAATAATCTTCTTATAGACTTTTTGCAACAGAATAACATCCTGCTCACAATAAGCAATCATTTCATCCATACGACTAGCGTCTCCAAATACAATGTTCTGCCAGAGGCTGGCATCTACATGTATCTTTTCTCCTAAATTAAAATACTGTCCAATATCAGTTAATCTATTAGAAGGTAGTTTTAAATTAGAGCGGGCTGATTTTAATGTGTCTAGAGTTCTCCAGCGAGGTACATTGTTAATGCCGTGATAAAGCGCTCTTGTTCTGACCCAGGGTATGTCGAAGCGATCTCCGTTATGTCCTATAATCTCACCAGCCTTATTCATTATTTTAATAAATTTTTGAATCAATTTCTTATCATCTTTTTTAGAGCCCCAGTCTAGCGTATGAACTTTTTCTTCATCTTCCCATTTATAAGACACACAAATAATTTTTGCATCTTCTATAACATTATTGTAACTTAGTCGAGTTTTCCAGCCAGGACGCCAAAACCAACCTACACATGGGCTAGTTTCAATATCAAAGAATAATCTTTTCATAATAAAATATTTTAATTTAAATAATTGTGTTAACAGTAGTAGAACCAGAGGGAGACGAAATAGTTAGAATTATATCCGACGATCTCCTTAGTATCATCTTATTGTCAGATGAGGTACAGTGCTGTTTAGAGTGGATATCAAGCATTAACACAAATCTAGGGATAAATTTTCACACATCTTGTTATGTAAGCAAAACTTTTTATATATTTGCTATTGAAAAGTCACAAGAGAGCAATGAAATCCTACCCTTTACAGGTTCCGACAAGCAAGGATAAAATCTATGATCAGTTTTTAGCGATTATAAATTTTTTAATTTATGAGAAAGACAAGAGCAGTGCAAAGCTCAGTCCTCTTACAAACAAAGAACTGTCTGTGTTAGCAGCCGTGATGTATTACAATGACAAGTATCGTAAGTTACCACAGCCTGAAAGGTCAGAATACATTATGTCTACAGATGTTCGTAAAAAGATTAGATACAAACTAGGCTTAAAAGCTAACCATCTTAACAATATTATAGCTAGATTAAAACAAAAGTATTACTTAGGACAACCTGTTTTAAGCAATGCTCAATTAGCTTCTACTTTAGATATTTACCTAGATGATGATATATCCATAGAGTTTAAGTTAAATTATGCAAAATTACCAAAGGAGTCAAAAAGTTCTAATACAAAACTTAGCGAAGAAGTACGACCTAGATCCCGAGAGAGTGAACAGCCTGCTAGCAATGATGGGCAAGTTTACAGTATCAAAGATGGGGAAGATACAGAAGGGCGAGGACAATCTATTCGATCCGGAGACAGCCCTGACGATTCACATAAGCTTATTCGGTAAATTTATTCCTAAAAAAGCTAGGATGAATAAAGTACGTCAGACTATGGCCACACTTAAGAAAAAAAATGCTATCAAGAAGAACGGAAATATTTGACACAGAACGTAACTACTGGGAAACGTATCCTGAGATAAGGCTGCACCCTCAGTTTTCCCCTACGTATAAAAAAGATAAGACTAAAAAGAAGTCTGTATCCTCTAATATGATGTGGGCTTTTCACTTAGTCTGTCATCCAAAGTCTCTAATGTACTATGATCCAAGCAAGCTAGAGAATGTAAAAAGACTACTACCTAAGTCCTGGGACTGGGAAGCGTCTTTTGAGGACAGTATGTTAGAGACTTATAGAGGACTTATGCTAAGTGAAGCGCAGCGTGCATTAACTGATTGGGATGAGATGATTAAAAAAAGATCGTCGTATCTTAAAAACCAAGATTATAATCTAGAGACAGGTAATGATCTAGATAAGCTCCACAAGAACACATATTCTATTTATAAAGATTATCAAAAGATTTGTGAAGAGTTAACTAACGAAGAAAATTCTAACATCAATTCCATATCTCTTTCTGAGAGTGGAGAAATTTAATAAAATGAGTAAACAAAAAAACCCACCAGCTAGCCATCAAAAAACATTGCAAAAGATTAATACTCTTTATAAAGAAGTAGAAGACTTTAATAAGCAATGTGTGCAGAGCGTAAACCATAACCATGGTAAGATTCGAGTACTTGAAATGGTCCTAGAGCATATGCTAGAGGATGACACAGAAGAACACGAGTTTACAGATTTTGAAGAAAGTGTATTTAATAAAGAATACGGATTCTTATTTGCAAAGTACTTTATTCACATGGAGTCAAAAAATATTATTAAAG